GAGTCCTCTCACCTACCCGGGAGGAGCTCAACTCGCTCATAAAACGAGTTGAGTGAGATTAATTATTAAACAAAATAAGAACTGTCTCCTGCTTTCTTAGTACTGCCATCATCACCCCACATAACCGAATCCCTCAGTTCGTCTTTATCATCTTCTTGGGTAGCCACTTCACTTGGCTTCCACGCATTTAGTTCTGCTAACATACTAACTGTATCTATTTGATCATCGTGTTTACTTTTAAACCCCTTTAGAGTAGCTAAAGATAACTCAAAAAGCAACTCTACAAGTTCCTCACTATCTTTTAATTCCTCAGGTAACCAAATCTTTTTAGATTTAAACAAAGGAACTGCATTCTGCTGAAACCTACTCATCTTATCTTTAGTAGGCCTGATTCCTATTGTATTACTATTTTTTCCTGTAGACAAAGTAAAATAAATATTACGTTGACCCATTTCATTTTGAATCCAGCTAATAAAACCTCCCTGTTGCCCAGTTGTTTCAATTCCTACTTCTTGAGGACTATATTCCTGAACTAAACGAAACAAATTGTCAATAGTGTTATTCATAAGGGTTCTCTTACAAAACCCGTCTACCCAAAGCCAATCCCCGTTATTATTGTATGCCCATACGTTAATTACATTAAAATCAGCATGTTCTCTATCACTAGTAGCAAAATCAGTAGTGATGTAAAAATTATAGGCTCCCTTATTTTTAAGTAACGTACTTCGTTTGTACCAGATTAGATCTGAATCTTGGATTAGCCTGTCTTCTTCGGATGTAATACGTAGCATTAACTCCTGGTTAAACGAGTCCAGTTGTCCAGCTCCTTTAGCTTTAAGGTATTGATTATTCACATACTCGTAGCTAAACCTATCTTCCCAAGCGCCCTTAAACTCCTCACGAGAGCACGGAAATGTCTCGCAAACCGGATACACATTAACGTGCCAGACGCCCGATTCAATTGCTTTGTATAAAGGGTCCTTAGCATTAAACGGAGTTCCAGACCAAATAACTTTCCTCTTATTGGGATGTAATGCATAATCAATTGCCGAATAGACAGTATTCTCCACATTTTCAATAATAGTCGCAGATCTCGCATCTTCATCTCCTAGTAAATCATCAAGTACAGCAAGATGAGGTCTCGTATTTAATTCAACAGTACCACGAACGCCTGTCTTAGCACCATGACCGGTAACAACAAACTCTTTACCCTCTGCATTTTTAAAATACCATCTGATATCAGTAAATCGTGTTTCTGTAATATATTTTTTTAAAAATTCACTATTTTCACAGCGTCTTTCTACACGAAGACGCATTTTTTTCACACCATTCTCTATACTATCTGAGAGATACAACGCGTAATCTACGACCCCAAATCCTGGAATTGATCCGTACACAGCCAGATATAAAAACAAATATTCAGCAAAAATAGTCGTTTTAGCTAGTCCCCGCGCGCACATATTGGCAGTGTTTTGGTTTTTACCCGCAATTTTATCAAGCATTTGGTAGTGAATTACAGGAGTTTTGTTCTCTTCTCCTTTTTCACCATTAACTAATTTGATAAAAGAGACAAACTCCAAAGCGAATTCACTAGGAACATAAGTAGGGTCGTCATCGTAATTAATATCGTTAAGCCACTCATCTACTGTTTTCTTAACTAGCATTTTCCTCCTCGATTACTTCATAAGTTGTTTCAGTGACGGGTGGGGGTGGTGGCGCATTCACCTTCCGAGCTAGGATTTCACTATGTGCTACCTCTTTAGCACTAGATTGTCCATTTAGAATCATTTTAAGCTGCTGTTGCGCAAGTGCTTTAGTAGTTGCGCGTAGATCCTCTACTACATCGTTATTGTAGTTAATATCTATTTCTACTTTAGCCGCTGCAGGAGCTGTTAAATTACTGATCAGTGACTCAGCTGCCTTCTGCCTCACTAGTTCTGATTTAGCTGTACGCATTAGTTCTGCTTGTGTATTAATAGCTTCCTGGTAGACGCCTGCATTCAGTATATGCGTAGGCACCATAGTCTGTTCCATAATTTTAGTAATTAATGCATTTTTACTGTAATTATCAGCAAAACTAGCTATATAAGAAGCCGAAGCGCCTTTATCTATTAAATTCTGGTACCTGTCGGGAAATACCTTGCTATAAGCAATAGAAGCCTTATCTCCCATTAATCTAAGAGACACAAACTTAATAGCGTTCACATAAGCAGCTAAAGAGTGTTTACCCGTCGCTAATACCGAAGAATAAGTCAATGTATTATCCCGAAACACTCTCCTTAGCTCAGAATCAGGTTCCGAATTAATAATTGCAACAACTTCGTCAGTTATGTGTCTCCGAAAACGTTTATCGGGTACTGCACCGGACAATTGCTCTTTAGTTAAATGATCTGTTGTTTCTAGATCAGTATCGACATCTTTTAAATTAGTTAGTTGCATTACGGACCTCGTTCCATTTGTTGATTAATGCGTTATGTGATATTCCATCCGTGTAGCACATGTGCGGACACACCATCCATGTATTTTTATCTACACGTATTAAAACGCTTTTATCCACTAATTCCGTCCAATATTTTTTCCAAGTCCTATAATCCTTAATCCAGCTGACGGATTCTATAAAATCCTTTTTGTCTATCTCGTTGTTTTTATTAGATAATAACGTTAACGGCAGCAACAAAGCAAACGCTGTCCTGGATAAGGCCCACTCACCTGCTGTTTCTAAATTAACGTATTTACTCATTTCGAAGTCCTCTACTTGTCTGTGTATCCCACATGTGCTTAACTATAAAGTACTGCTTGTCGTTCCCGTTAAACATAACATCTGGATTAAGCATATACTCTTTCTTGGTATATTTCCTAATAAAATCAGACTTCTTCAGGGCCCTCAACCCACGATGAAAATCATGCAGCGTCATCCCCGTCTTTTCACAGATAGTCTTAGGGGTCCCTATTACCATATTCACTCTATTAATTTTATACATTATTTTCAGTAATACCAAAGCCGCATCGCTTGACATCCTATTGTTCGCTAAAAGTGTCGCGGGCGCCGTGCCCAATTGAAATTTATTAAACATTCCTCCTCCTTTTAATTTATGCGTCAGCCGGCTTTTCACTTATATACATAGTCAGTCGGTAGTCCTTAGGGTTTTTATTATATCTCTCAAATTCCTTCATAGACACATCCGCTACCTCATAAGTAAGAAAACACCCAAAGTCCCACTCCAACCCCCATTTCCCATTCATCTTCTTTTCTATTACGTACACAAAGTTTCTGTGCTTAAAGTTATTCTGCCTTTTAGTATTCATAATAGAATATTCACTCCCCATTTAGTTAACTAAACTTAAAGTAATACTACCTCAAAAACGACATAATGCAACACTTAACTTCAGTTTAATCTCACATTAGAGATTTAACACCCCTGTTTAATCTCACATTAGAGATTAAACTATTTGTAACTACTTATATCTAAAGGTCTAACTCCCCTATAAGAATAAGAAGCGTCCGCCGGACTTCTCGCCCCTACGGGGCTTCAGTCCGTCGTCCTTATATTAATATAATATATTAAGAGCAGGGCTAGCCTACAAGATGGTCTTAAAGCCATTGGCAATTTTTTATTTTTAGGTACGAGTGCATTACTTACTACTTGGGGGCGGTAGTGCTCAACTACCCCCGCCCCCTAAATTCAAAAACGATCTTTACACAGGGCTGAAGCCCTAAAGGCATATTATTAACCTTATAAGGAGTTCTGCCAATGTTTAAAACAATGGGTTACATGTTTCACGGTATCAACCTCGCTCTACAGTCTATCGTACGATTAGTCGTCAAGTCATCGGAAGGTACTGAAGAGATCGTCGACATCGCTCGCGACGAACTCGGCGTCGCTGGCGAAGGTCAACGTGTCCAGCACGTCCTCGACCGTCGTGCTATCGCTAAGGAACTTAAAGGGCATAAGTTTACCAAGGACGAGCATTCCTACATCTACCGTCCTCGACAATCTCTCCTCAACAGCTAACCTCTCGGGGGCCAGGGCGCATTCGCGCCCTCGCTTCCCCTTCTTTTTTACACACAAGATAATACACTGTAAGATAGCTAAAGAAAGATTTATCCTTTTCATTCCTTACCCCTAAACCTACTTCTATTCATACTTAACCATACTAAGGATCCTAATGGGCTGAAGCCCATAAGGGAATAATCCCATAACTCTTCCTTAAGGAGACTATCTATGAGTGATCAATACGCACCTAAACCAGTTACAGAAGAAGATGTACTCAGGGCTTTGATCAACTTGCACAAGCGAGCTGATCGTTGTGCACTTAACGACCGAGAGCCCTGCGGTCAGGATCTTGAGTTGTTGAGTAAACCCCTAACCCAACAACTCGAGCTTCTTCGAGTGGAGTGTGAGATTTGTGCTGAGTCTGATGCTCACGGGGAATGGTTGTCCGTGGGGTGTGACCTTAATGCAGAGCGCGATGCATTCCTGTATGAGGGAGGTAAGGAGGATCACGCCAAGCTCATGGCTGATCATATGGCGAAGCAACCTAAGTATGCGCAAATAACTGGGGAGCGTCACATCTTGGGTGATTACATCGAGTTCTAATCCTATACCTACACGGCCTTTAGGTCGTGTAGGTATTTAATTAACCATAGATAAGGAGATAGCTATGATCTTAAAAGAATACAGCAAACCATTAACTGGGAATTTAGAGTGTCTTCTTGAATCTGTCTACAGAGATTTACCTAATCAAGAACGTTCTCCTGATTTCTGTATAGATATGGTTCACGAAGGAATTCTTGCTATGTCAGAAAAATTAACAGGAGAAATGAAACGTCATAATGACTACGTTACACGGGCACAGGATTACATTAGAAAGTGCCATAAATTAACTAAAATATTTAGATACTACAAACATCATGGAGACTGGCCACCACCAGTCTTAGAAAGGGAAGATAATGACTAAGAATACCGCAGAAAGATACGCCAGTTATTGCAAATACGTCCGTTTAATCAGTGCAATTGGAGGTACTACGCTCTTTGTCTTAACAGTTATTGGTATGTTCATGTTAGCCAACTATGTTAATGCATGGGAAATGGCTAACAACTATCCATACGGCAAGTTGTGTGAACTCTACAACAACTGCTCTAAATGAAAGGAGCGCCTAGGGGCTGAAGCCCCTTAGGAGCTTTATTAACTGCAAAGAAAGGATATAGCTATGACTACTGTTGTTAATCTATATAAGAAACCTTATGACGTTTATATTGGGCGCAGTGGTAAGAAACAGAGTGGTAAATGGGGTAACCCATTTAGTAAAGGTACGCGGGAAGAGAACATTGCTAAGTTTGAAGAGTACTTAGTTAATAATAAAGAACTTATGCAAGATCTACATGAATTAAAAGATAAACGATTAGGATGCTTTTGTAAACCGAAGGCATGCCATGGTGACGTGCTAAAGAAGTATGCTGATATGACTTCACTTATTGATCATACAGACGCATGTGAATGCATGTATTGCCAACAATTAACTTAATAAAAAGGAGCTGAAGCTCTAAAGGAGGTTGGGTTAAGCGCGCACAGTTCCTCGTAAAGGAACCGAACGATAAGAACGCGCGCCAACCTCTTTTTATTAATCATAAACATGGAGGAGATATTGTGCCTGAAATGAGATTAAACGTTAAAAATCAAGAAGCAGAATTAATTAAAGCTACAGAAGCATTAATTACTGCTAAAGCTGATCTTGAAGCTCAGCTAAGATCAGCAAGACGTTTAAGAAACGTGTTTGTTGAATCTAACAAGAAGCTAAAGCTAGAAATAGCAGATCTTAAGCGTAAGAATGCTAACCTATGGGAATTACTTAACACAGGAGGTGGTTTAACAAAAGAACAAGCTAGAGGTGATTGGATCGATTATGACGCAGATAATCATTAACCTATTTTCTTAAGAAAGGATAGCTATGCGTAAATATTATCAGTTAGGCACTTCTGACTATGAATTCATCGCTAATCATGATCACTACGCAATACTAGTGAAAGATAAAGACGGGAAACCAGTCAAAGTGATTAATGAAAACGGCGTGTTACAACACGCAGTCAAAAGGGAGCCAATTACTCCTGAACGTATTATAGAAATATTTAATAGTCCTGATATGTATCTTAGCGATACCGAAGGACGTAGTATTAAAGTAATGGAGCGAGACGGTGATGACATATTCTTTAGAGGTTTTGTTTCTTATGACGACTATTCTATAAAATTAACCGTAGATGAACACGCTAAAGACGTTCTCGCGTCTGTTAAAGACGGCGTTTCGTTTAAATACACAAGAATAGAAGGTAAAGATCTTATAACTCAAACGTTTAAATATTAAAGAGCCAGGGCACATTCGTGCCCTTGTTCGTTTTTTAAAGGTATACAAGCTCGTGCCGGAGGCACTGCGCTTGACTATTTATATTAAAAAAATAAAGCATAGAATAAATGCTTACGCATTTATCGCAATGGCATGTCCTTGCATAAAGAAGAGGCGCAAGGCATGACCATTGCTATCGATTTAAAGCATTGGAGTAAAAGATAAAGGTGATGATTGCAAGCAATCACGTTTAAATCATTAAATAGAGGGTAGAAAGATAAACTACAGAACGGGCTGAAGCCCTTACGGGGTTTCAAAGCCCTAAAAAGGTGTCATGGTGATACCTTAATTCTTTAATCCTATCGATAGGAGGTGCAATATGCCTTTATTGGACAATAAAGAGCCTGTTGTAGAAGAAACGCCTGAAAAGAAGACCCCTAAAGAACGATATTTGATCGGTTCTACGGGTTGTTATTTTGAGGTAGCGGAGTATCTTGCGGGTAATCCCAAGATTACTGAAAAGTCTGTTAAATCTCTCGGGAATAGTCCTGCGATGTATTTGGCAGATACAGAAGGTGAAGGTCGTTCTTTGAAGGTTATGAAGAAGACTGATCCTAAGAAGAACAAGTCTTATGACGGCGAGATCAAATTTAATGGTTTCGTAACAGCTGGAGATAAGAGAGTTGAACTCTGGCTTGAAGAGCACGGGGATATGCTCCTCGAAGCTTGGAAGACTGAACCTATTGTTCGTGCTATTAGTGCGGATGAGCTAATAGATTCGTGGTCTGAGTAAATCTATTAGTATTCGGGGTTGCAGACACTTATGAGGTGTCTGTAGCCCCTTTTATTATTAAGATGGAAAGAAAAATAAACAAAAGGAGAAAAAATAATGTATCAATTATCAGAAGAAGAGCAAAAGAAATATAACGAAACACACGATAAAGGGATACCTTGTCAGCCTAGTCAGATTCCTTGCGAGATATGCTTAAAGATTATTGTGCATGCTCTTCAAGAAGGCTTTAGGGACGAAGCTAGAAAAGAACAAGCACAATGGAACTAATCAAACAAATTGGAGGAAGTATGGATAGCTACGTTGTCTATGAAGTTACAGGTAAAAGACCAGCATTTGTAAAGATAGATACTGTTAGAGCTACCAGTAGCGAATCAGCTAGAAGAAAAGCAATTATTGGGACAGCTAAGAAGTATATTGATACTGTGGCAGTTACTTATAATTCTATTAAGTAACCTTAACAAAGGAGGGTAATCATGAAATTTAAGGCTAAGTGGGATTGTAACGATTTAGATAGTATATTAAAAGTCGTGGTTGATATGTATTTTAGAATTAAATATAAAGCTCCAAATTATTCAGATACTTACACTAGACCAGCTTTAGAAGATTGTCTGGATTTTGTAAAAGATAGAGTTATGTATCTTATGTGTGCAGAAGTTCAGACAGAAAAGCAAGAATTACATGAATGGATGAGGGAACAACAAGATAATGATCAACAAGAGCTAGACAAGATGGCGCAAGAAGAAGTGGAACTCAACGATTCATTAAATATGTCTTTAGACGCAAAGAATGATAGGATTATAAGAATACAGGAAGGAATGGATAAGCATGATCTAGGAGATAAATAATGTGGGTACTACTAATGATTATATTTGGAGCTGGGCCCTATCACGTTTCAAATATAGAAATTATAGGCACATACGGAAGTAAAAAGTCTTGTACTCAAGAAGTACAACGGGCTTTAACTTTGGATGTGCCTATAAAATCTAGCTTTGGTTGTATATTAGTTAAAAATTTAAATAACCTAAAAATTGTTTCACATGAAACAAGAGGAGGAAAATGAAATGGGTAATCGCAAGTACTTGTATGGAATGTGAAGAAATGGGAGCGATGGCACATACAGCAATCGCTCAAGATAAAGATGAAGATGGTAATTTTGCTCCTTATATATTTGATTCAAAAAGAGAAGCTGAATTATTTATAACAGAAGTAATGGGAGAAGATTTAGAATTTGCATGGGCAACACCTCAGAAAGAAAACATGTGACTCATTCCTAGGAGACAGACATGTATCATGTTTTATTAAGTGCAGAGGAGATAGAATTACTTAAACAACTATTACATAAAAAGATTGAAATGCATAAAGGACATGAAACCAGAATAATAGAAAATATTATTAAAAGATTAGAAGACCCAGAATGTGCAGATGAGTATTATGATGCAGTTGATTACTAACAAGGAGGAGGAATAAAATGAAAACACATCTAGAAACATTTGGATGGGTAACTATTTGTTTTGCAATTCTTTATTTCGGAGGACATCTTATAGTTGCTTGGGCAAAATAAGCTTTAGACAGATTCAACGGTACTCAATACTACGCTCCTAAAGATAAGTTCAGGATCTTTAGGGGCGTTTTTTATTCATGTTAATGCGAGGAGGCACATACTATGAATACAACGATAGAGCAATATGCTCTGGAAACTTCATGGTCTACGAGAATTACAGATGAAATTGTATTAGAAGCAATTCAGGGACAGCTTCCGTTCCAAATGGAACTAAATATATTAGAAACCATTACAGACCTTAACAGGGGCAAGAAATCTAATAAAGAAATTTACATTAAAATGTTTTCTATCCTTCTTAAGGATAAGGTTGCTAAACCTATCCAAGCTATTGCTACGCAGTTAGGGCATATTGCAGGTATTGAAAACTCCGCACGAGCATTCGAATGGGGAATTCTATTGGTTAAAGAGTGTAAAGATGTTGGCATATACACTTTCTTAACAATAGATGGTGAGTGGTATGTACATCCTAGTTTTCAATTGGACAAAAGAACCAAAAGAAAACTAGCCAAGTTACAGTATTTACCTCCTATGAAAACACTACCCGTACCATGGACTAATAATCATGGTGGAGGATGGTTATTTGAAACCAAACATCTAGTACTTGGCAGTAGATTTACTAAACATGATAAGCCTTTAGCCTATGATGTTGTTAATAAACTTCAGTCTATTCCATGGGAGATAGATCCCATTACCTTTAAACTCGAAAGAGATACAAATAGAGCTATGAATAAAAAGAAGTTTTTAAGGGTTATTGGTGAGTATATCGGTATACCGTTTCATTTTGTCTGGAGATATGATTCTAGAGGAAGAAGTTATTCTTCCGGTTATGATTTAAATCTTCAGAGTAATGAATACGGTAAAGCTTTGTTATCATTGCATAATAAAGAATTAATTACTTGCCAAGGACTTCCAAACCTACGTATAGCGATAGCTAATCATGCAGGTAAGAATAAACTGACTTGGAAAGAACGTTATGACTGGGCTAATCGAGAAAATTTCGATGATGTTATCTGGGATGAGCCTATTCTTGGACGTAAAGCCGTTAGAGCCCTGAAAGATACAGAAGAATGTAAACCTACAGGGTATGTAATGAGTCTAGATGCGACGTCCTCAGGCATTCAGGTAATGGCAGCTGTATCTGGGTGTAAGAAAACTGCTAGATTTGTTAATATGATGGATCCAGCTATTAGATACGATTTGTATACGGAAATAGCTGATTTAATGAACGCGCAGTTGCCTAAGCCTATATCTAGAAAGATAGTTAAGGAGGTTGTTATGACTCATTTTTATAATTCTAGAGCTACGCCGAAAGCTTTACTTTCACAAATAGAGCTAGGTGTATTTTACAATGTCATTACTGGATTGCTCCCAGGAGCAGAAGACGTAATGGATGTTATTAACAAGTGTTGGAATCCTAATGCTGATCACCATACGTGGGTAATGCCTGATAATCATACGGTGTATATACCCGTTGTAGAGGGTACTAACGGCGTATACTCAGATCCAGAATTAGGGGATATTCCTTTGAGGTGGCTCCATCAGACTAAATCTGACAATTATAGGTCTCTTTGTCCTAATGTTATTCATTCAATTGATGGCTATGTGGCTAGAGAAATGATTAGACGTTGTGATTTCCAACTAAGTCATGTTCATGATTGTTTCGTGTTTAATCCTAATCACTTATCAAAAGTGACATCGACTTATAGGAGAATTATGGCTGAAATAGCCAAAAGTGATATTCTTCAGGATATATTACGACAAATTACTGGAAACAACACTTTAGTGTTAACTAAATTCAGTGATGACTTAAATTGTGATATTAAGAACAGCAGTTATATGTTGTCATAATACTCCTCAGTGGTATCTATTTAGCGAATAGACTAAGTAACGAATTGTGCAAGCTAAAGCCACTATTAACGTATGGCCTTCCCTTAATTGGGGAGGTCATTTTTTTTTAGGTAGGCCATGGAGCAGTCTCGGTGTGTTTAGTCACGCTATTGAAAGAGACCAAATCCATCTAGCTTAATTACCTGTCAGGTATTCCATGGCTTACCTTTCATACTTAATATTATAGTGCCTAAAACACTTAATAGTACTTAAATTTAGGAGCTGTTTAATGTCGAATTTTGTAGTAAACTATTGTGAATTACGAGCTTGTCAGCATTGGAGGATGGGTAATAAGTGCAGATATCATAATCAATCACTTGCTGATTCTCTGAAGTACCTAGCTAATATGCACGATAGCTCGATCTGCGAAGTACGCAGACAAATCGATAAATACAGATTAGAAAATTTACTGGAGGATTCAAAATGAGGCTTTCGTATTCTGAAATAAGTAACATGAAACATAAAATACTAACTGATTTATATGGGACAAAAGAGAAAATACTAGCAGAACGTAAAGAAGCACTAGCTAAACAAAATAGAGACCTTTGGTTGGAAAAATATGCACCTCTAATAGCTCAACTTCCTCCAGAAATGATTACTCGTCATAAAGACTACCAAGTAAATATAAGCTATACATCCCCAAATTCTGAATATACGGAATTAAAAGAAGTATGGAGGTATTCAGCAGATGATCCCATAATAAATCCAGTTGATGTAAACGGTTCAAGCAATTATCTCTACGCATCAGAATCTCCTGTGCATGACAGATTAGAAACTACTGCTAATAAATTATGTGAAGACATCTTAGCTCTTAAAAAAGAAAGAGATGCGATGGAAGACTATTTAACAGAAACAACTGAAAAAAATAAAGGATCATTGCTATTAAAAAAAGTTTGGCCAGAGGTATTTCATAAATATTTACCATCTGAGCCAGTTAGAGCTCCCAGAAAAGCTAAACCTAAAGTAGTGAATCCTGACGTACCTGACTTTCTTAAAGTACGATTAACCACTAATTTATTGGAGGATAATTAATCAATATGCTCGCAAACACTGAAATAAATATAGAAGAACTTTATCAAGCCGTGGAAGATATAGATCCTGATTTAGTAGAAAACGCTAGTGATTTAGAAGACCTGCTAGAACTATTATTATTCCTAGGCTTTCCCGTCATATAAAAAGGAGAGATAGCATATGTTTGAAGTAAATGCAGTCGAATTGCAAGAAGCTTTAATTGAAGATCTTAAAGCAGGTCTCACTCCAATGGTTGCATCTAGTCCAGGAATGGGAAAATCTGATATTATTCGTACTATTGCTGATAAATTTAACTTGAAGGTAATTGATTTTCGAGTATCCCAGTGTGAACCTGTAGATATGCAAGGTTACCCAGGAGTAGTTAATGGGCGAATGACTTTTCATATCCCAGAATACTTTCCTATTGAAGGAGATGCCATTCCTGAAGGATACGAAGGATGGTTGCTATTTCTAGATGAATTTAATTCAGGAAATAAGCAAACGGAGGCGGCAGCGTACAAATTAATTTTAGATCGTGAAGTATACAAACATAAATTACATGACAGATGTTTAATTGCCGCAGCGGGAAATCTAACTACAGATAGAGCGATTGTAAATACCCAGAGCACAGCAACTACATCAAGATTAAACCATTATCGTATGCGTGTTGATCACAAAGTATGGATTGATTGGGCAAACTCTCATGAAATAGATCATCGTATTATTTCTTTAATTAAATTTAAACCAGAAATTTTACATAAATTTGATCCATCAACAAATGAATTAACTTTTCCATGTCCTCGTACATGGGAATTTGCGTCTAAGGTAATTAAAAATAAAGCAACTGTAAATCATATTACCAAGGTACGGTTAGCCGGTACTGTAGGTGAAGGTGCTGCAGTAGAGCTAGCAACTTATTCTGAAATTTACCAGAACCTACCTACTATTGAACAAATACTTAAAAATCCTAAATCTGGATGGAAAATACCTAAAGAACCGAGTGAGCAATTCGCAGTAACAACAATGTTATCTCACAATAGTACCCCAGATAATATGGATAAAATGATTATTGCTATTAATCGATTACCAACAGAAATGCAAGTAGTTACCCTTAAGGATATTTATAAGAGAACTCCCGCATTAAAAGGACACCCGATTATTCAAGACTGGCAAACTAAAAACGCTAGTATATTGTTTGGAAACTAAGGAGGAAGTATGTCATTAAATCAAGTAAACATAATTGAAAAATTTTTATCATGGTTAAAAGGTTGCCCATTTAAATGTACTATTTCTTCAATGCAAGGCAGCTTTGTACATGTCAAATTTTGGTTAGACGAATTAGAAGTTCCATCTAAAAAGGAGGACCTATGACAACTCGTGTTTTACAAAAACTAAAACCTATGCTAGCTGGTAAAGCTACAGATGAACAGATAGAAAAACTATTTGAGAGTAAATCAGAAATGTATGCTTCTCCTAAATTGGATGGCATACGATGCATGATTCAAGATGGAATAGCACTATCCAGGTCTTTAAAACCTATACGTAATGAATTTATTCAATCCATTTTAGGTAATGACATGTTTGACGGGTTAGACGGAGAAATAATTTCAGGCGATCCTACAGCTGATGACGTTTATCGCATCACTGCTGGTAATGTAATGCGAGCAACAGGTAAGCCTGATTTTACATTCTGGGTATTTGATACCTTTATCTATCCTTACCCTTATATAGGTAGGCAGCACGAGATATATCACATTGATCCAACAGGAATACACCCCAATATTAGAATTCTCCCAACGGTAAGTATTTTTAATATGAAAGAATTACAAGCGTATGAACAACGCTGTTTAGGTCAAGGATACGAAGGGGTAATTCTTCGTGATCCTAATGGTGCGTATAAACATGGCAGATCCACAGCAAAAGAAGGTGGACTAATAAAAGTAAAACGCTTTGAAGATTCTGAAGCTACGATACTTGGTATGGAAGAGCAAATGAAAAATAATAACGAGAAGAAAGTTAACGAACTTGGAAGAAGTCAACGATCTTCTCATAAGGAAAACAAAATTCCTAAAGGAACATTAGGAGCTCTTGTGTGTAAAGACAAAACCACCGGAATCCAATTTAATATTGGCTCAGGTTTTGACGATGCCACAAGAGACCAGTTATGGAAATATAAAGATGGTTTAATAGGCCAAGCTATTAAATACAAGTACTTTAATATTGGTATAAAAGATGCACCAAGACATCCTGTGTATATAGGTATGCGGGATGACGATGATATTTCTTAGGAGATAATAATGAAATTTAAGAATCTACTAACTGGTAGGAAATTTGTATGGGGAGGGGAGTTGTTTATCAAGTTAGAGAATCCTCCAACTGAGCCTTGTCAATGGTCTAGTACAGGAACTCGTCCATTAAATGCTGTTCAGCTATCTGGTCATTGCATGGGAGAAATACGTGGGTTTAATACTAAAGATTCTGATAATCGCTTTACTCAAGTAAGAGACCAACGTTACCACCATTAAAAGGAGATAGCATGGAAACTAACTTAGAAGGAAAATTACTTAAAGCAAAAGTTGAGCTGATGACTAGGTCAGCGTTTATATCTACTATTGCTTTGAGTTTACGTCATGTTATTACTGACAAAACTAAAACAGCAGACGTTAGTAAAACTACCATCCGCTATAATCCAGAATTTTTAAAAAACCAAACTGTTACTCAATTTGCTGGACTAATAGCCCATGAATGCTGGCACGTAGCATTTCAACATCTAGCACGTAAAGGAGATAGAGATCCTATTATTTGGAATTGTGCGGGTGATTATGTGATTAATCATATGCTTACCAAAGCAGGATTTGAAATACCTACTGGGGGATTACTTGACCCAAAATATGGCGACGGGTGGTCTACTGATAGCGTTTATGACGATCTAATCAAAGAGAAAAAAGACTTCGATACTGGAAGTTTAATGCTCGATCTTCATGAAGAAGAAGGAAACCGGGAAGATGGTCTTGCTCGAGATTCTGCGGTAACTAATATTATTGTTAGAGCGCGAACTCAAGCACAAATGTCAGGAGGTAACGCCGTTGGAGACATTCCAGACGAAATCCTGCGAATAATTGATGAATTATTAAATCCTAAATTACCCTGGCAAGTTATATTAAATAGATTTCTCGACCAGCGAGTACGCGAAGAGTACTCGTGGGCGAGGAAGAACCGTAGATATTCAGGGAATACCTATATGCCCAGCTTACATAGTTACGGCCTTGGGCATTTGACATTCGCTATAGACACTAGTGGCAGTATAGACGATAAAAAACTACAAGAAATGCTTAGTGAAATTAAAGGTGTTCAACAAACATTTAATCCTGAATCCATGACAATTATTGATTGTGATTCAGTTATTCATCAAGTACATGAAATTGACCAAACTACTGATATTTTAGCTTTAGAATTTGCTGGAGGAGGAGGTACGTCATTTATACCCGTATTAGATTACGTAAAAGAACACCCTACTCAAGCACTTATATATTTTACTGATTTATGGGGCGAAGAAGAGTTGGATCCAGTAAACTATCCTGTTTTATGGATATGCAATTCTGATCATGAACCGGCAACTATTGGAGAAACTGTTTATGTCGATCACTACAGTACTGCTGTGTAAAGACACAGCTATGGGATCAGCAGAAATTACTAACTATTATTTAAAACCATTAACAAATGAGGGAATTTTACAGAGCTCTGTACTCGTATTACCTCTTCTTTACAATACCCCAACTAAGATACTAGCTAAAACTGCTAAGGCCTACTTGGATAAGCTGATTGGTAAAATTCCAGAAAGTGCGTCTAAGTTAATTATAGCAGATAGTAATTATTTTAAGTTCATCACTAAAATAGCAAAAATATCTGATAAATATGGATCCACTGTTAAGGGGAGTTACCCGGGATATACTCACTTTACTTGTGTGTATGTTCCTAGCTATAAAAGCTTATTTCAACAGCCCGAAAATTCCCAATTAATAGAATTGGGTATTAGAGCTATTGCTGGTACAGGAACGGCTGTATTAATCAATTCTGCGGAATACGGACTTAGGTACGGATCTGATAGAGAAATTTTAGATAGCTTATATAAGTATCCAATACTAGCTGTAGATATAGAAACTACTGGATTAAATATCGAGGATGAGATAATTTCCATTGCTTTTGCGTGGGATAAACATAACGGAGTAGCAATTGATATATCTATCAACGGGACTTATTATCTCAAAGAATTTCTAGAAACATATAAAGGTAAATTGTTATTTCACAATGGATTATTTGACGCAAAACTCCTTATTCGAAGCTTATGGATGGAACACGCTACTGACTATGCGGGTATGATGAAAGGTTTGCGTTATTTCAAAAATTTCGATGACACTATGATCCTAGCGTATTTAGCTAAGAATGCTACTACGAAGGTATCTCTTAAACTAAAAGAAGTCGCCTTAGAGTATGTAGGTAACTACGCTATTGAAATTCAGGATATAACCAAATACACCAAAATAGAAATCCTAAGGTATAACTTAATAGATACCTTAGCTACTTTCTATATATGGGAAAAGTATTATGAAGAAACTTTATCCCGTCCTTATCTAGAAATATTTCAGCCTAGCTTATATACATTAATTAAAATGATGCTAGTGGGTTTACCGCTAGATACAGATCGAATACAAGAGGTATATCATATCCTAACAGCTAAAGAGAAAGTACTGAGAGAGCAAATACAAGAAAACGATTGTGTATGTTCATTTAATATTCAGCTACAAAGCGATACCTGTGTAAAGGCTAATGCTAAATTAAAAAAACTAGTCAAACCGATTGATGATTTTCTAGATGTAAAATTTAATCCAAGTAGTCATCCACAATTAGGCAAACTATTATTCGAAACGTTAAAACTACCTGTTATAGATAAAACAAAATCAGGAGCTCCAGCTACTGGAGGAGACGTCCTACAAGACTTAAAGAACCACACTGAAGATGAGGATGTATTAGATCTTCTTAAATTCATAAAAGAATTATCTGAAGTAACTAAGATTAGCGGTACCTTTATTAAAGCATTTATGCAGGAGAAAGATTTTCTTCATGGAAATCTAAAGCTTGGAGGAACACAGTCAGGAAGATTGGCTAGTAATTCCCCAAATCTAACAAATCTTCCAGCTCATGGACCAATGGGCAAATTAGTTAAAAGTTGTATAGTTGCACCAGATGGGTGGTTATTCGCAGGTGCAGATTTCTCAGCTTTAGAAGAACGTATAGGAGCTATCCTGAGTAAAGATCCCAACAGAATTAAAGTTTACACAGATGGATATGACGGGCATTCACTAAGAGCTCAAACATATTTTGCAGATCAAATGCCTGATATAGACCCAACGGATGTAGACAGCGTTAATTCTATTCAAGATAAGTATCCAGAACTAAGACGTAGATCTAAAGGGCCCACCTTTGCTCTACAGTATATGGGTACAGCTTATACACTCCATAAACGCACGGGATTCTCGATGGATCAAGCTATTAAAATCGAGAAAGCATTTCATGAGCTCTATAAAGTATCAGGAGAATTTAACGAAAAAAATAAACAATTTATGGAGAAATATGGATATGTGGAATGTGCATTCGGCTTAAAACTAAGAACTCCGATAATCTCGCAATGTGTTCTAGGTAATTCCAGAACACCACATGAAGCAGATAAAGAAGCTCGTAGTGCTAATAATGCGATAACTCAATCATGGGGTATGCTACTTAACAGAGCTATGAATGCTACTAATGCACGGATTGAAGAAGCTGGATATAGCGAAGATATTCTTCCATGTAACATGATCCATGATGCTGGGTATTTTTTAGTAAAAAACAACCCGGAATGTATAAAATTTTTAAACGATGTACTTATTAAAGAGATGGAGTGGAATGATGACGCCAAAATAAAATCTACAAGCGTTCCAATGAGAGCTTCACTCGAAGTAGGTAAATCTTGGGATAAACTAACCCAATTACATAACAATGCAACATTAGAGGAGATCATAAATGTTTTTCCAATTCTCGCAGGATCAGCTTGACGCGATAGATGGGATTTGTGACAAGTTAGCTAATTCTAACCCAAAAAGTCACATGATAACCGTTCTTACCGGATCAGCTGGTACTGGTAAAACTACTGTAGTAGGAGAAATCATTAATAGAATGAGTACTTACTCTCCTTTAATTCCTATTGAATTATGTGCAACTACTCACAGAGCAGCTAACGTATTAGAAGATATCACAACAAGTTTAAATAACGGTGGTTATCGCTTTAATGCTGTTAAAGATGTGCAGACAGGACATGCGTTATTTAAACTACGCCCTACTGTTACTAAAACAGGAAAAGAACTCATCAAACAAACAGGAAAGTGTGATATTCAATACGGATCTGCAGTAATTATTGATGAAGCTTCTATGATTGGAAATCAATTCTTAACAGCTATCGTAGATATTGTTAAAGATAAAGCTTTAAAATTACTATTCGTAGGGGATCCACTTCAACTTCCACCGCCAACAGATATTTGTAGCATATTTGATGGTTCATTGGCTACCTATAAACTTACAACTGTTCATAGACAAGCCGGGGATAACCCTATTCTCGATAAGGCAGACGAATTTCGTGAATATGTTCAAGGCATTCGTAATATAGAACCGTCAATTAAAACTGCTTTAAATGCTAACGGTAGAGGTATTCATGTTCTCTCTCATACAGATTTCGTCGCTAAATTTGTAAAAAGATACATGAATTATTCTGCTGGAGATCCGGTAGATATACCATTATGTACTTATACAAATGAATCCGCTATTAATTACAATAGCATGGTGCGTAAATCTGCTTTCTTTTTGGAAGATACAATTGAACCTTTTTATACAGGAGAAAGATTAATTTCCAATAGTGCTGTTATGCAATCTGACAGAACTATATTAACCAATAATGAAGTAGTGCACGTCATTGATTACATAGAAGGAATTCAGTACGGTATTCCTGGATACTATGTAACAGTACAAGGTGAATCTGATAAATACACTGGAGCAAAAAGAAAGAAAATATTTTCTCCAAAGAGTAAAGGTATAACTGACGCAATTCTTGAAGGACACAAACAAGAAGCTATTAAAAGTAAATCCAAACAAGGTTGGGTAGAGTTTTATGCAATAAAAAACTCTCTAGCCGATTTACGCCCACCATTCGCCGGCACAACTCACAAAGCTCAAGGAGGGACATTTCCTGCTGTATTTATAGATAAAATAAATATAGATAAATGTCGTGACATAGCTACTAGAGCACGACTATTTTATGTTGCTTTAACTAGAGCCAGTGAGAACGTGTATATAAACAGTTAGGAGGAGTAATGGGGTACATTAAAAGTATGCTCCCAGATGGTTGGGAACCAGCACCAAATGAAGAAGAGGAATGGGCCGAACAAGAATTACCTAAGAAAAAATATTTATGCATAGGTAGTGGTGACATAGAAGCTCATTGGTTGCATAGATGGTATAAAGTGCCTCATGAAGAGTGCGTTATGTACCACGAAAACAATCCATTTGAGCTAGACGAAAAATACGCTCATTTAGTACGATTAACTGTTAGACCTGACGGCATTTATGATATCAAAATTGCTAAAACTGAACATTTATTAAACGAAGGGAGATAGCTAAATGGCATTTAAATACACAAATAAACATGAAATACCGCTACCACTAGCTGTATTTTTAATGCGTGACAAATATGGCTATGATGATAGGCCTAATGTAATTAGTGCTACTAAACTCATAAGACCTCTACGCGAGCTTACATTAATAAGACAAAATCCTGAAAAATCAAAAACTGTGGATGTCTCAGAATTAATAGCTCTTCGTATGGGGTCTGCTATACATTCAGCTTGTGAAGAAGCTTGGACAGACAGAAATAATGTAGTAAAGGCATTAGAACTATTTGGAGCAGCGGATAGCGTTATAGATAAATTACGCCTCAATCCTGAAAATCCAATGCCAGGAGAGACTCCCGTATATATCGAACAACGAACAGAGAAAAAAATTAATGATTTTATTATTACAGGTGCGTATGATTTAATTTTAGATGGCGAGGTTAATGATTATAAATCTGCAAGTGTGTGGTCATTTATTAATGGCAGTAGCATAAATGACTATATTAAACAAGGTAGTATCTACAAATGGTTAAATCCAGAAAAAATCACTAGTGACCACGTGCATATTCACTATATCTTTACAGATTGGGGTAGAAACGGGCTTAGAAAACATTCACCAAAACCTCATTACAAAGAAACATATCCAGCTATAAAAGTTGCAAGTAGAAGGTATCCATTATGGAGTATTGAAGAAACTGAAAAATGGATAATAGACAGACTCGAACAATTTAAATCTATTTGTGATTTATCACAGTCAGAATTACCAGAATGTACTAACGAAGAACTTTGGGTTAAAGAGCATGAAAGCGTATATAAGTACTATAAAAATCCAGAGAAAACTAAAAGATCCTCTGGTAATTTTCCAACTATGGATGAAGCACTAAAAAAACAAGCTAGTGATGGAAACGTAGGAACAATTAAACATGTCCAAGGACCCGTCAGGAGATGTAATTACTGTTCAGCTGAAGAGATATGTCATCAAGCTGCAAACTTATTAACAGCCGGTAGATTGGCTGTGTAACTGGGGAGAGGAACAATAGTCTTAACGAGGAGCCTTAGAAGCTTAACCCGTAGGAGTTGGGAGTTGCGGTCGCTCCGTACCCTGTAAAACTGATTCTCTGGAAGTAAAGGGTTTATGGCCTGCGAAGCTAGAAGTGGAGGCGGTTAAATCTTAAGATTGTTGAGCAATGTATACTTTTGATCCTATAGGCTGGAGCACAGTTGCTATCATATAGTATGCATTGCTACTCCTCTACTAATTAACCGACTGCCAAGAGCCCTAAGACTTGGGCAGATTTGGCAGAGGTTCTACGCGCGGTTTGCATAGTGACCGCTTAGTGTAGATATGGTTGGCCAAGAGCTAATACTAGTTTTATGGGTCATTAAAGTGGTAACGATACAACAGCGTAGCTCATTGCCACGCCATTCATTTAAAAGGAGGCAGTATGAATATGGCAAAATTACAACAAGATATTCTTAGATGTCAGGAAGTAATTGGTGAAATAATGATTAAACATTATGATACTAATAGTTATAAAGAGATGGTTGAAAGAATATTCAAAGAAATATTTAAAGATTATTTTGAATGTCCTGATAAGCTAGAACCTAAATCAGGTCACCTTCCAGAAGAAAGTCTTAAAAAAATAAGAGATAATTTAGGAATTAATAATAACTAGTCCTTGTAGCTCAGTTGGTAGAGCAACTGCTTCGTTAGAACGGTGGGGCGATGGTTCGATTCCATCCAAGGACACAACTAAAGGGAAAAAAATGCTTCATGATATAAAAGTATTTAGTCCAAAAGGAAAACTACTTAAAGTTATTAATGCACAAAAATTATACGACTCTAAATACGCACAAATATCCGATAGTATTGGAAAAACACCTTGGGGACAAAAATCTAAAAGAGCTAATGGAATATTGGTTGTATGTGTAATTTGTAAGAAAGAAGTAGAAGGTAGAACTAATCAAATTACGTGCGGATCAGATAAATGCGGGCGAGAACGTATTAAAAGAAGAACTTACCCAAATTCTCTTCGTAAATTTAAATGCCCAGAATGTGGTGTAAAGATAGAAACCAGACATCATAATAAAAAAACATGTGGGTTAGAAGAATGTTTTAAAACAAATAGAGCTAAAGGAGAAAAAATACGAATACAAAAACTTAAGGAGAAAAAACATGGCAAACGAAAAAAAATTAATGGATGAGATAAAAAAATTTATACCTAAATTTAAACAACATGGTCAGTATCAAATGTCTCTAAGTAGTCTAATAAAAGCGTTACAGAGAGAACGCGTTGGATTACTTGTAAAAATAACTGATAAGCATTACCCAGGTAGATCTCATAGTTATTTTGGGTATCATACTGATCTAGCATTTGAACCAGTTGAAGAACCAATTACCGTTGCTGAATTTCTTAAGGAATGCGAAGACTCTGTAGGGAAATCATTTATAACTGCGGATCATTTTGGTGAATTCTATAAAGACTATGTTATGCAGATTAATGCTCCAGTATGGATTTCTACTCTAGGTCAAGCTAGTCAGAAAGGTATTGTAGATGTAGTACCCACCGATGGTTACATCAAACTAGTTACTGAAAATATTGAAGTAGAGGAGGAGGAAGATGGCTCTAAATAAACAGAAAAAACTACAGTACATAGAACAAATACTAGAAGAAATCAAAAATGGTTCTATAGACGATAAAGAAGATTCAATATTACTTGAAGTAGCTTTAGACTTCGTTGGGGATCTCAAAGAAGGGAGTTCAGATGGAGGAACTTAACTCTTGTGATAGTAGTGATAAGTTAACTCTCCTGTTAAACATAAGACAAGGAACACAATCAACTACATATTCTGTTTCTAACTTACCGAACTGGTATGACATGTTAGGAATATTTGCAATTTATGGCGTTGTAGCTATGACTATATTTTACGCTGGTTTGTGGATTGCAAGCAGATATATATCACCGAGGAAATTGTAATATGACAGATGATGAGATGAACGATGAAGAAATACTTAAAGATAGAGCTAATAAATATGGCCCAGCTAAGCGTTGCTTTGAAACGTGGACAATTATGTGTGAAACCCTTAATAGATACGCTAAAGAATCTCCTAATACAGATCTTGTACATCTATACGCACTAAAAATGGCTTTATTAAAGATTGTAAGATCTGCATGGAATCCAAATATTGAAGACAACTATAAAGATGGAAGAAACTATCTCACAATTGCACATCAATGTATTGAAAAAAAGAAAGGTAAATAATATATGAAGAAATACCACCCGTTTTCTGAAAGAATAGTCGATATCCTTGTTCGTAAAGTTAACAATGATAATCGACATTTTTTTAGAATTCTAACTGCGTACTATTTATCGAAAGTAGCATCTATGATGCGGTGCAATATTCAAACAAACGATAGAGACGTAATCCCGGTTAATACTTATGTATTAAATCTGATGGTATCAGGAACAGGTAAGGGGCACTCTACTAATATTCTAGAACGAGAATTTATAGCGTATTTTAAAAAAGAATTTTTAAATAATGTATTTCCCAAGAAAGCTGAGCAAAGTATCCAAAATTTAGCTCAAGACAGAGCTGCATGGAGAGTTAATATTGGGCAAACCACATTAACATTAGATGAAGAAACTGAATTTCAACATGGGGAATTTCAAAAACATTTTGATCGTTTAGGAGAATTAGCTTTTAGTTTTGACAGTGGGACTTCTCCAGCTGTTAAACAAATGCGTGAAAAATTACTATTAGCTTCTGCAGGTTCCATGAATCTGGAACTAGATGAAGTCGGATCAAATATGTCTGCAAATGCTGATGTGTTAAATGTATTTCTTGAACTTTACGACGTAGGCCTTGTAAAACAAAAACTTATAAAAAATACACAAGAAAACATTAGATCAGAAGAACTACCAGGGAATACTCCTACTAATCTAATGATGTTTGGCACTCCGACCAAACTACTAGATGGTGGAAAAATAGAAGAGGAATTTAAACAATTTCTCGAAACTGGATATGCTCGTAGATTACTATTCGGGTATACGACAGATAGTCATCGAACTAAGTATGCATCTGCACAAGAACGTTACCAGCAGATGGTTGACCCTAATTTGGCCAAAGACATGTTAGCAATTCAGCAGGAATTTACTAACTTTGCTAAAAGATCCTTCAATCCAATACTGCAAGTATCGGAAGATGACCATATTCATTTAATTGAGTACCAGTTAAAATGCGAGGAACTAGCTGACGATATGAAAGACCATATGAGTCTTCACAAAGCAGAAATGATACATAGATACTACAAAGCTATTAAATTAGCGGGTGCTTATGCATTTGCGGATAATTCAACAAAAGTAACACAGGATCACCTGAATTACGCTATTAGCGTTGTTGAGGACTCAGGAGAAGCCTTTCATCAATTAATGCGTAAACAAGGTCCGTATGAGCGTTTAGCTCATTATTTGGCCGATTGTGATAACGACGTGACTCAACATGAGTTAATGGAAGAACTACCATTCTACAAAGGCTCAGAAGGCCAGCGAAAGGATTTAATGACTTTAGCTATGTCTTTTGGGTACAGAAACAACATTATTATCAAAAAGCGGATGTTAGACGAAATTGAATTTTTTAATGGGGAAACTTTGGCAGAAACAGATCTTACCCATCTAACTGTCGGCATTAGTAAGGACATAGCGTATCATTATCAAACAGATAACCCTCCATTTGATTTGTTACATAAGTTAACTACTGCAGATGGATATCACTATACGGCTCATGGATTTATTAATGGGCATCGTAAAAATGAGAATGTAATCCCTGGGTTTGATTTGCTTATTCTTGATTGTGATGGGGATATCAATATGTCCACAGTTAAGGTGTTATTAGAAGATTACACGTTTCTTATGTCTACAACTAAACGACATACTCCAGAAATTAATAGATTTAGGCTTATTTTGCCTCTATCTCATAGAATTAAATTAACCACCGGAGAATACTCTAGATTTATGATGAATGTATTCGAATGGTTACCCTTTCCAGTAGATGAAGGTGCCAAGGATATAGCTAGAAAGTGGGCTACTCACCCTGGAAAGTATGAATATAATAAAGGGAATGTCATTGACGCTACTATGTTTATTCCAGAAACTAAACGATCTGACGAGACAAAAGCACATATTAGTGCTACTGGCTTCGGTAATATCGAACGATGGTTTAGGACACATACATCTAAAGGTAATAGAGCTAATCATTTGTACAGGTACGGTATGGTATTGATAGATGGAAACTATCCATTAGGTGAAATAGTAGAAAAGCTAGAGACGTTTAATAACTCTTTAGAAGTACCTTTACCAGAAGAACAATTCAGGAATAGTACAATTAAATCAATTAGTAAAGAATTCCAAAAAAGAAAGGAAGATGCATGAATAATAATCATTTAGTACTAGTTTCAGGTAAATCCAGTTCAGGTAAAAGTGCCAGTTTAATGAATATGGATAAGCCTGAAGGAGTTATGTATTTAAATTGTGAAAATGGGAAGAAATTACCATTCAAAAGTAAATTTAAAGAATACACTGTCGTTGATCCAAATCAAGTTTATGAAGCTTTTGACAAAGCTGAAAAAATGAAAGACATACATACTATAGTTATTGATAGTCTTACCTATTTAATGGATATGTATGAAAGTACAAAAGTACTGAATTCAACAAATACAATGCAAGCATGGGGACAATACGCGCAATATATGAAATTACTAATGTCTCAGATAGTGGCTAAATCTACCAAAAATGTAGTATTTTTAGCTCACACTACCGACGTTCTTAACGAAGCTGAAATGGTAAATGAGACTTTGGTTAAAGTTAAAGGATCCTTGATGAATCAAGGTATCGAAAGTTTCTTTACTTGTGTTATATCTACTAAAAAAGTAGCTATGAGTAAATTAGAGGATAAAATAGCTAAGTCCCCACTATTTAAAGCTACCCCAGACGACATAGATAACGGATTTAAACATGTATTTCAAACTCGATTAACTAAAGAAACTGTTAACGAGAGGATTCGTAGTCCCATGGATATGTGGCCTAGAAACGAAACTTATATCGATAACAACTTGCAAAACGTTATTAACCGACTTCATGAATATTACAAATAAGTGATACAATATGCACGATAGGGTTGTAATATGCCTTCTTTATAAGGAACTCCTCCTCCTTATAGGGAGACCTGTCCTAACTGAAGAGTTATAAAATACTAGTCCTCTCCTTCGGGAGAGGCATTTTATTTTTTAACCTAAAAGGTTCAGTCAATGAAATACTGGGAAGAAATAGTTGATAAGATTATTATCTGGCGATATAGAAAACGGATAAAGGCACGACTCATCTCGAAAAACTACAAACAATTATAGAAGAATTGGATAAAGAATTTATTATTACTAAAAGAAATAAAGAGAAAGGAGAATTATGAGTCACGAAGGTAATGATAAAATTATAGATGACAAACGTGATGACATTGCTATAGATGATGCAAGAATTGCCCAAATAAACAAGATGGTACATGTTGCTACGGAAATGGGCTTTGGAATAGTACAGGAAATTGCCGCAGAAACTCTAAAGCGAAAACCTGGCTGTTCTGTTAAAGAATTTATGAAATTATTAGATGATTATCTTGAAAAACAGAAAACTCAAGCTAATAGTAATGGCTAGTTAAAAGCCGTGTATTTTAATACTCAAATAAGAAAGGACATAACTTATGGGTGAATGGGAACTTCCTAAAGATGTAGAAACACAGTCCATTGAAAGAGCGGGCGGTGGATTTGCATGGGAATCTGGTGTATATGATGCTACCGTTAAAATGGTGTATCTAAACCAGACAAAATCAGAAGCACAATTTTTTAACGTTATTCTAACAAAGAATGGCGGTAACATGGCAGAACTTCGAGAGAATTTCTGTATCAAATCTGGTAAAGCTAAGGGCCATAAAACTTACTATGTAACTAAAGAAGGTAAGAAACGTCCTCTTCCTGGATACCAAATTGCAGAATCTATGTGTATAGCTGTTACAGGCGAAGATTTAGATACATGTATGAAATCTTTAGAAAAGAAGACTGTCAAAGTTTGGAATCCTGAGAAAAAACAGGAGGCACCTGCAGAACGTCCAGTAGTAATGGGGCTAGTTGGTAAACCTGTCAAAGTAGCTGTTCATCAAGTTATTGAAGACAGAACTATGCCGAATGCTAAAGGTGAATATCTACCTACCGGTGAGGTTCGTACTGTAAACCAGTGTAAATTCTTTGGTAATGTCGAAGGCAAAACTGCTGAAGAAATTACTAAAAAAGAGGCAGCTGTGATGTTCAATAAGTGGGCCAATAAGAATACTGGTGCAGTTATTGATAAATCCACTAGAGGTAACGGTAATAACTCTGCAGCTTCTATTATGGGTAGTACACCCGCAGAAGAAACTACAGGATCATTATTTGACAAAGAACCTCCTATTTAATGTTCACAATAGGTATTGATCCAGGGTCTAATGGAGCAATTGCTGTACTGGATTCTTTGAATCCAGACAGCATTGCTCTACTGGATTTAAAAAAACATAGTATTTTTGAAATTAGCAGCTGGTTAACATCTCGTTATAAAAATATAGAATATGAAGAAGAGGCTATTGTTAAAATATGGGTGGAAGATATACATTCTATGTATGGTATGTCAGCTAAATCTAATTTCGGATTTGGCAGAAATTTAGGAATTGTACTTACTATTAGTGAAATGTTAACAGGAGTTACTCCTGATATGGTTGCTCCTAAAGTATGGCAGAAATACATAGGTGTAACTGCTAAAGGTAAAGCTATTAAACGACAAGTAGCTAACATAGCTCAGCACTTGTATCCACAAGCCGAACTACATGGTAAAAAAGGAGGCTTACTTGATGGGAGATCAGATGCTTTAATGATTGCCTATTACGGGTTTCATAATAAGGAGAAAGTATGAAGATAGAAATAGATATAGATGTTGAATCTATAGTGAAAGAAGCACTTAAGAAACAACAATCAGAAGAAACACCTAAAGTATGGACAGAAGCTATAATGAAGAACAGTAGATCTAAATGGGAGTATGGGCGTAGAAATAATAGAAGGCGTACTCCAGAAGAAATGGCTTTACACAAACTAGAACAAGAAAAAGGACGTAGATTAACTCCTGAAGAAAAAGGAGAAGCTAAAGCTGCTATCCACATAGACACAACTACTGAAAATGAAGTCAAAGAAGCCGCTATTAAAAAAGATCGTATAGATAAGATAGCTGCTGAAGGTATGGCTGCAGCAGAAAAAGAACTTGCTAAAGAAAAAGAAGAAAAATTATTATCTGGAGCTTACCCAGAAGACCCTACAGAAGTAGAAGTTATAAGAAAAGAAGACAGAATACCTGGTACTATAGAAGCTACTATTCCTGAAACACAAGATCTAAAACATATTGACTCTTTATTCCGAGAATAAATTATGAGACCAACTTACTTAAATCCAAAAAAACCAACAATGAAAGATCATCTAAAATCAGTATGGGTAAATGCGCGAAGTTTAATCTATGCAGGATTAACTTTGGGAGGGATCTTAGTTGTACTATTGGGGTCTATTCTTTTATTACCGCTAATACTTATATTAATAGTTGGTGGTATTCTATTTTTTATTTATAAGTTAGGGGTATACAATGATACAGAAAATCTCTAACTAAATATGTCCCCTAATGCCTGGTTTAGCAGATCTGCTCCTGTTGGGTTATTAGCCTCGTCAAATAGCTCATCTAAATACATCGTAGTAGGCATTATATCCCCAGCTATAAATGCACTGTCTAAATTTCCTAATGTTGGTATACCGGTCGAATATTGAAATGCTCCAGATATAGCTACTCCAGTAGGATTTCTCATAGCTACTTGACGTGCTGATCTTTGATTACGTAAAAAGTACGATAAAAATACAGTAGCACCAAGAGATTCTAAAGACTCTAAAGCAGGAGCTAATGCTTCATCAAATAATACAAATGCGTCTAATGCTTCATGCATAGCTGTATTAAAATCTAGCCCACGTATTTCCATAGCATGCTGCATCATCACATACCTACCCAAGAAGTCCGTCATTTGCACGATCTGACGCATAACCTGATAGGGTCCTGTACTTCTAGTCATAAAAATATTAGCCGCTACAGAATGCCCTGTAGTAGATAACCTATCTGACGCATTATACCACTTGTTTGTTTTCAAATATCTCCGTCCACGATTGATATATCCATCCAATGAAGCATCATTCAGATCCTCCACAATAAGCGAATTCAACCCTGCAGCACTCATAGCATGAATCTTGTTACCCTCTATACGTACTGTTAATGCTGCTACTTGTATAGCTTCTGGACTATTTTTTTTATCTAAATTTTTAATATTAATAGTATTTTTAAGCTCTCTACGTTCTTCTGTATCGTTACGATATGCTTGGTATTCATGAAATCCCTCAATAGTCTTATGAATTATATAAGGTAGAGGAATGTTCCTCATCATTAACTGTGCTATGTTAGAATATGCGTTGTATAACCATACCTGCGGCATAGCTATGACTATACGATCCTTTCCATAGCCAATAATTTGTCTGAGAATATAGTGAAATAGTCCTGCAAACCTTTTTATATGAACCATACTAGGATGGTTAAGCCCAGGTATATTTCTCAAGTCTCTTGCTTGGTACCCAAATATTTTATTAACGGCGTCTTTCCTAACCATAAATTTACCGTCTTTAGTAAATCTATCCATATACATTCTAACTTCTTTAGGTAGCCTGTAATAACGATCAATAAATCCATTTGCAGGGTCTAAGAAATCGATGAACTCATCACGGTGAGATGGTAGCCTTTCTTTTTGTTCGTATACTAATAGCTCGATGGTTCTTTTATCATTCTTAATAGTAGCTACGCGATCAATATAAGATGATTGCATATGTGCGAATACATTTTGTATTTCTAAATCTGGATTTAATAACTGTTTCCGAGTTACGTGGTTCATGATTACTCGATAATCAGTAACATTTTCTTTCTCATCTAGAACAGGGCGTAATCGTAATTCGTTATTGAATTTTAATTTACGTCGAGAAGCCAATTTTTCCTGTTCTTTATGAATATCACGAATCGCTTGTTTTATTTTTGCCATATCAGGTACGCCAGGAGATTTTTGGTAATTAGGACTCTCTGATAAAATCTCTGTTAAAGTAGTACCGATATTACGTTTATTGGTCGTAGACATAATGGCAGAAACATAAGGAATAGGAGGCGCATTTCGTCCGATAAATATTTTGTCGTTTATTCTTTGACCAGGTTTAAGTCCTGGAATGTCTCCTAATCCATACATCTCTGGGTAGCCCTCGTTTTCCATATCTTTTCGTTGAGTCTCCAGCCCTACTTTCATATCCGTTAGGTTATCTATCCTCTCTACGATATAGCCCTTAACCATTTGTGTAGGATTACCGCCAAAATTTCCTTTTCTTGATCGGTCAACAAATTCAATATGGCTATCTAATAAATCTATAAACCCATTCTGCGTAGCATCCACAGCAAATTCTGCATCAACAAGTTCCTTAACAGCAGCAGTTTCATCGTATCTGGTCGCTTTTAAGGCTGTTAATGTAGCGTATGCTTCTATTAGTGCCAGATCACCGGCTTCTGGTTTAGCTAAATATTTTCTTGCGATGGTGAATGCATTCATATGAGCCACTTCTAAACCAACATCTCCACTAGCCATGTATTCACCAAGCTCTTTAGCATAATCCACCGCGTGGTTAATGTACTTTCTCTTAGCAGGTCTTTTATTTAATATTTGTTTTTCAAGGTATTTTAATCTTGCATCAATTTTGCTCCTGTCACCTATAAAACTAGCTATCTCTGCATGAGAAAGACCCATGTTTAATAGACTGGATAAATCAGTTCTAAATATTACATTAGTTAGATTTTCTCTTAAATCTACAGACATTCCTTTAGGTTTGCTAGCATCTACTGACTTCCAGATCCCGTTAAACCATTTAATAGTAAACCTTTCGGCCTCTTGACGTGCTTTAGATACGTTTACTTTAGAGAACAATAATTGTTGGATTAGTCGTTTGCCAAGTATTCCTTCACCTACCTCTAATGCTAAATGGCGTAAAGTATCACCCATGGCGTTATATACTATTTGCCTAGTCTTCAGAGTCTGGGCGTTTTTACTAATAGCAAGATAACCGGCACCTACAGCAACTCTACCTACGCGCTTAAGGAAACCAGCTGGTTCACTCTCTATTATTGCTAATGCCTGTTCATCACCAAATTTTCTTAAAAATTGATCAGAATCACCTAAATTTTTGTATAGCTTATCTTGCAACCGCTCTAGTCTATTTCTATTGTTACTTTGGATATTTATTAATGCCTCGAGAACTGCCAACATTTCATGATTAGCTTTAGCACCAAAACCTCCTCTTTTATTGAACGCTCTTAGTACAGTATCTACAGCAAGTTCTACAAAATACTCGAATACATCTATTGCTCTAGTAAAGAGAGTCTCTTCTTTTCTGTACTTGTAGTGTATTTTAGTTTTAGTACCGGATAGATAATTTACAAGTTGTCTGTTTGTTACAGCGTAAGCTAAAAATTCACCTAACTTGTGTTTCTCGTTCTTTGGATTGGTAAATAAAAATTCGTACTGTTCCTTTGCAGTCCTCTTTGCTTGTTCGTCTTTGCTCTTAGGATCATTTAAAAATATCTTGTATCCGTCATTAGCAGCTAAATCCTGTTTAGTCTGTCGGTATAGTTTTTCTATTCTACGTCTTAACAAAGGATTTTTATCTAATGCAACAGTAACTATGGCGTGTACGAGTTCATGCACATATACTTCCTGAGGAGACTGTGCATTCGTAGATAAAGGACCCTGTCTACTTAAAGATACTCTTACTCTCTTACTGACCGGATCAAATTCTCCTTGAGTAATTCCGTCTATCTCTTCTTGAGTAAATCGAATAGCTGAGGAATCTTTCAACCCATCAGCTAATTTAGTAAGTACTCTTAGTAATGTTTCTGCATGTCTAGTTTGATCCTGATCATTTTCATAGTAATTCTCGGAATGCTCTTGCATATCTGCAAAAGTAGATAATATATTCTCTTTTGTGATATCTCCTACTAACTTTGTTATAGGATTATCTCTTTTTTGGTCAGGTAATGAAGAATAAAAAAGTCCTTTACCTTTTTTAGCTTTTTTAATCTCTTTCCTAAATGCTTCACTAATAGCCTGCTCTTCTTTTTCAAATTCTGAAGGCGTATTTCGAACGTCTTTAGGAACATCTTTAAAAACTAAATCTACTAAATTAGATATTTTTAATCGGAGATTTTTTTCTTTATCTAAGATTATTTGCGTAGCTTCAAAGATAGGTTTTCTAGCCATATATAATTGACTAGAAATAACTCTCCCTCCTCGTTCAGAGATTTCCTCCTCTACTTTTTTTCGTTCTATTTGGACGGTTTTATTTACATCATTAATACGTTGAACAATAACTTCTCTAGATTTTATATCGCTTGATTTTGCATATTGATTTATGAATGCTTTATCTATTAGCCAGCTATCTACAGCCTCCATTAGATTATTATTACCGTTCTCTATGTCCTTGGCTTCTGTTTTAGCAATAACAGCGTTCATTCGTTTTGTAATAGAATCTAGTACACTATATTCTCTGTTAAGCTTTACGTACCACTTGCCATATGTAGTATTGGCTGCTTCTAATGTATTAGGATCCCCCATTACAGCGTCATGAAGCATGAGTACATGTGGGTGAGCTGCTAAAGTTTTAGTCAATATAGCCGCATCCATATTGATGATCATACGAATTAGTGCGCTAACGCCAGGAGACGTAAAAGTCATACGCTTCGGCGTAGTACTAGCTGTGCCTATTCCTCTTTTATTTTTAGGATCCTTATACTCAATAGTGACCATTTCACTGGTACTATCAGATTCGGAGGATTGTCGTTTAGTCAGATCTATAAAAGACTGATCCGTTTGCTGTAAAGGTCCCTTGTATTGAGGTAATAGACTAATTAGTTCTTTTCTAATAAGTTCGTTAATCTCTTTTTCAGTTAAATTTGGTCTTCTCTGCCCAGTATCTTCTCCGTTTTCATTACGAATAATCAGTGCTTCTTCTTGAGCCTTTTCGAAATGAGCCATGAACACAGCATGTAACACCTCTCCTGCTTGTATTGCCGCATCTCTAGCGTCTTTTGTACCTAATAGAATACTTTCCAGTCCTAGTTGTAATCTTGGGCGTAATAAAATAGATATTCGAGAAATGGCTACTGCATCCTTAAGTAGCTCTTCTTTTACTTTTTTCGGGTTTACAAATGCCCCTCTAAATATTGCGACGTTATCAATAGCTCCTACTACTCTTAAATGTTCCAGAAATGGTAATACCTTTTCTTTTAGATAAGCATTCTTAGCTTTTTGAGTTTTAAGTTTGTGGTAGCGTCTTTGATGTAAATCTAGCTGTACATACAATTCAGATAGTATATCTCCTGCAATACCTTCAGAGATGCTCTTAGGCCCGCCACCATACATAAAAATAAGAAATGGGTATTTAATAAGTTTACGCATATCCCCATTTTTAAGCGTAGGATACAATTCATTTAATGAATTATTTCTAGCTATATACTGATCACGATTAAAAGGTTTTTTGTTCTTTTGACCAAGATGAAAGGATTCAGCCGTATCAACTCCAGAGTATTCCTCAACTTTAGTTCCGACATCCTGATAAATATCTTGTTTGTATGGATCATGAGTAGTAGATGATTCTGTAGGACCAATATATGTACCTGTTTGATTCCGCCGTAATTCGTTTCCTTCTTTCCCATACATAGGAAACTGAAGAGCGTTTTGAGCAAATCCACTAGATATACCATCAATTTCTAAAACTACATCTGATTCAAAGTCCGTTTTTAGTATTCCCAGTTTGGTTGCTTTGACTGATTCTCCGGCTTCTGTAACATTACTACCTACTGTTAGTCCTTGAGCTAATCCTGTTAATCCATTCAATATGGACGACGGGTGATCCGCTTCGCCTAGGACTTCTTTATTTTTAATAATTAATAAAAGCTTTGCTAATTTAGCTGGTTGACCTGCTTCATCTATATTTTGTATTGCGCTTACAGCTTCTAAAACATCTCCATCGGCTATTAAATAATCAAAGGCATCTAAAGCAGATGTCAGGTCATTTTTATCTATTTCAAACCCAAAGTTACCGACAACGGATAACTTGAATTTCCATAGATCTTTTTCGGTATATTTAACAGAAGCTTTTGTAGGTCTTACATAGTATCTATCAACTCCACTGGCTTGTGGATTAATAGTTCCAGAAGACTGCATCATAATGCGGTTTTGAATTTGCAGCTTATATCTAAAATAAAACTTCTTTAGTAGATTGCCGTCTTCGTGATTGTATGCATCTAGAAGACCATCAATTGCGTTAGTTTTGTCTGCATTAGAGGCTTCAATAGATTCTCGGCGTACAATATGATAAGTATCATCGACATGCTCTACTCCAGCAAGCTTATAAAGTGCGTCTTTTTCGCCTGCTTCATCTAATTTAACTGCTATATCTAAAGACTGTGTCCCCGTCCATGAAACATGTTGTTTTTCATCGTTTCCCTGGAGGACACTAAGTACATCTTTAATTTCATTAGCTACTCCACCTAAAGAATTCTTTATATTGTCAACAACCTTAGGAAATGGTTTTTGAGCTGGCTTACCTCCTTCTGTATCTACATCCGCGTCTATAACTGCTAATATCTCTTTACTAGCATCAACAGTTGCTTTAGGAAGTTTAAGAGGAGTTTCTTTTCCATCACTAGTTTTTTTAAGGTTAAGTTTAATATGTTTATACGGTTTCTTATCGGCGTTATTAAAAATACGCCCTTCTTTCTTGGCAGGCTTAAAGTTCCATAATTTACCTTCTATATGAAGTCTAGATTCGTCTCCTTCAAATTCTACAGTTGGTTGTGTATACGAGGTTTTGTCTGTAAGAGTGAGTTCTTGAGGTCCATGTTCTACCTGCAAGGCTAGCTGTCCTAAAGCTATACTTAAATTATTATAGTAAACATCCGTATCCAGATCTTTTCCTGATATCTTTAAAATACTGATAATATTATTACCAACAGTAGACACCGCTTCCGTGTAAGAATGCCCGACATTCTTCACTTGGCCTCGTTCACTAGGAGAGAGCTGAGCATGATCTCCATACAAAAATATTTCTCTACCAAGATCACTTTTAAATCTAATATTAGTTGGATTTTGTTGAAGCCAAGTAACGGTACCTAACATCATTCCAAATATTATTTGAGGCGGGAATTCTGTTACATTTTGATCTTCACTATAAAGTATAGATAACGGCTTATTAATAGCGGTATTGCCTTGTGGATTACCTTCTGTATCTAAAACTCTACCGTCTACACGTATAGCTTCGTACTTTCTAGCATATCTTGAATATTCTTCTACTAGTTCAGCAGCACCTTCTTCTGATACACCTAAAGCGATAAGAGCTCTTTCTAAAGTTTTATATTGTTTTTTACCTGATGCATCTGTAATTGGAAGACCGCTAAACGCATGAGTATCCTCAAATACAGCATCTGGGAGAGTATGAATACCATTGAGAGCTTTTTTATCTCGTATCTTACGAATAGTAATTAACTTATTAACGTATACGCCTAAAATGCCAAAGACATTTTCTAGGTTTTCAGCTATTCGTTCAGCTATGCTTTTTTCGCTTTTCTTACCTATACTTGCATGTTGTTTTGTTTTAGCTTTCTTTAATTGTTCTTCAGTAATAGTAGTTTCAAGTTGTCTAGTCTCAATTTTTGCTTCTAAAAAATCTTTATTGTCTGGTAATGCTTTTAAAGCCGCCTCAATATCTTTTCTCTCATAGGAGTAGGATTGTTTATCTTTATTCCACGCAAAAGCAGGGGATTTTAATCCTAATGCAGTAGCTAATGATTCTAATATTTCAAAATGCTTAGCTAGTACACTATCCTCTGCTAAGATCCCATCTTTTGTAAGAATTTCCGGGTATAAAACATAGAATGCCTGTTTACTTTGGGATTCCTTAGGTAAATGTCTGCTAATTGGTTTTTGTTTAGTTTTCTTGGCTTCAGGCTTTTCTATTAGTATATCTGTGCTTTCGACTATCTGATCAAATAGTGTCGGAGGATACTTTTCGGTATCTTCCATTCCCATTAATTTGCGAATAGCTATTACAAATTCTGACCATAAAGACTTGTATCCAGTCTCAAGAGCAGGAAGCGACATCATCAGCGCCCTAGCTTGTTGGTTAGTTAAAGCATATGTTATTAATTCTTCTACTGCAGCGTTGCTTTTAGTTTTTTCATCTCCGGGAACCTCTAGACCTCTCATAAGATCTAGCAGAGTTATTTGATCCGGGTTTAACTGCATCCCCTTAATCTCGTTAGAATCGATAACAGTCTTTAAATGTGTAGCTATATCGAGTAATTGTTGTTTAGCGGCTTTTTGTTTAAGAGTTATTGGTCCTGAAAAAAGAACTGCTACAGCTACATGAAAAAGTTCGTGTAGTAATGTTGATTCGTTTACTCCTGATCTAGCTAAGGAGATACCTGTGCTGGTGGTGAATAAACCGTCTTCTAGATCTTCATATCTACGAGTTGCTACACCTCTTGCTCTACTACCATCCTCCGCGGTTATGTAATCTTTATCAATAAATCTAATAGGAATATTAGGAATGCTATCTTTAATTCGTTGAGCAAATCTCCTATATAATGGATTGTCGGTATTATCAATTAACCATTCAACAGCGTCTTGGGCGGAGTTAAATCCTTTTACTATTTCTGGTGTAAGTTTACCGTATTGTGTTTTATCTTCTGTAGGTGCCTCTTTAGTTGGACCGTAATCTTCGCTAAGTGATTCAATAAAGCCATCAGGTATAATATCTTCTGCTTTAAGTCCTTTAAAGTTCGTTTTTTTGTCTTGTAATTTTTTTCTTTTTGCAAGTTCTTTCCAAACAACCCTCCATGCCACTCGAACAACGTCCAGTGCTGGTAGTACTTCGTAGTTCCAATTTTCATTACCTTCTGGGGCTTTCTGTTCTTCCATTTCAGTAATTCCGAACATAAGACTTGCATTTGATTCTTTTTCAACTTTTTTCTCCACTAAAGTAGTAAATTTTATAAGCACATTTTCATAAGCTTTTTTATATTCATCAGAAACATGAATCCGTTCATCACTATCTTTTAGTTTGTGAGTTAAGGATTTTAGTAACTCTAAAACGTTACCGAGTGTTACGTTTTTAGCAGCATTTAATACTTTAGCATCCGGGTGTTCTATGGGATCTTGTTGTTCTGTTATTCTATTTTTAGGCACATGCCTAAATGTCATGCTAATACGCGGAGATGATGATTTACCTACCTGATGCTTATGCTTTCTTTGGAAGTTTCCCCCAGGCATGATGTATACATCGCCGTCTTCTATCTTAAGATTCCACTGTTTTTTCCCGTCATTACTCGTTATTTTAACTGCTGATGTACCACCTAAACTAACAGTAGCTACTGCTCCTATAGTTTGTTCTTGATCATCTGCACCATAAATTTCTTCGTCATCGGCATGTTTACCAATTCCTACCTCTTTAGGAAATACATTCATTAGTGCACTATTAAAGTATCCTTCAGGGTACCCTAATTTTCCCTCTAAACCCCTAGCAATCTTTGCAAATTTTTCAGGCATTTCCTGTGCAGGATGATTAATTATTTCGTTTCCTCCTGAATACTCATAAGCTATGGGGCCAAACCATGTAGATATCCATTTAGCTTTTTTGGCAGATGACTTACTAAGTCCTTCAATTAGTTCTTTAATTGTACTAAATACTAATTCTTTAGAAGAACCTTTATAGTGCTCAACTTCAGTTGGCGGAGTCTTCTCTTCCTTCATTACAGATAGCGATTTTAATACATCTATTTTGGCATTAGCTTTATCGATATCCACTGCAAGTGTGTCATTCTTTATCTTCTGTAATCTTCGTTTCTCCCAATCTGGTTCAAGTGAAGCTAATGGCGTTAAAGATGTTATGTCTCTTTGGATTTGACTAGGATCTTTTATGTAACTTTCAATTTCGGCGTCACTAAATAAAGCAGTAGGAACTTCATCCGGTCCGGGGTCAAAAGGTTGCCATTTATGTTCTCTTAAAATTTTTATATCAGCTTCAGTAAGTGTTTTAGTTCCTTGTTCTCCTTTAGCAGGTTGTTTTTTCCAAACACCTGTTTTACCCTGCCTCACATATTCTTTCTTTTTTAAGTATTCAGCTAACTCCATTTCCCCTACATTGTAGTTAGAGTCAGCTAAATGACCCGCCGTATCCATAATAATAGTGGCGCCTGCTTCTATTGCGAGATCTACATTCGTATAGACTCCTCGTAATTTTCCATTTGTACCAACAGGTATAACTCTGCCATAGCGGTTGCCATTAGATGCTATAAAAATAGTATCTTTAGACGTGTATTCACCTGTATTAGCTAGTCCTATTCTGTCGTATATTTCTCTATAAACATCTGTGGATGAATGTTGTTTTCCTGCCCCAATAAATTGTGTAGCTACTTTGGCTTTAAGTAGCTCTTTCTTTAAGTGTTTTTCCCTCGCGGTTTTAGGAATGAACTCTGTAATCATTCTTTTCGCGTAGTTTTGTATTACCTCTAATTTAGCTTTTCTTTCTACATATGGAGGTAGTTCTGAATTTTCCTCCATATAACTAAGAATACTCTGTATGTATTTTAATGTTTCAGGCGCTTTTTCTGCTAATTTAGCCAGTCCAGTTCCTAAGCCTGCTTGAGGTAAAAATATATCTTTACCTGTTTCAATTTTTAGAAATGCGGCGTTAATATATAGTTTGTTATCTTCTAACTCATCATCTGTAAAATAACTGTCTGTAGTAGTAGAAGGCGCTTTCTTAGTTGGAATACCAAAAGCATTCATTAATTCTCTAATAATTGCTTGCCCTAATTTTCCTTTTTTTAATAAGTTATCTCCAAAGATAAAAATCTTATTTGAATTCTTTTGTATATCTTTTACAGTCCATTTTCCTTTCCAATAAGTAACTTTCCCAAATCTTGTTTTTGATTCTGACTTGGTAGTTTCTGCTGCTTTAAAACCTATTTTTTCAAATGCGTATGCATTAGCAGATCTTTCAATAGCTATAGAATCTGCATGCATAATATCTGTTGTTCCGTCTTTCTTTTTTGGATATTTCGCACCATCTTTATTAATGATATGTGATTTTTCATGCTGATAAATAAAATTAATATATGCAGCTATACCGCCATTGTCTCTAATGAATTTTTTAAATGCGGGTACATCAACATTTTTAAATACTTCTGCTTTTTGTCTGGAAGTATTTGCATGGATACCTTCACCTTTTCCATCGAGATACGCCATGTCATTTTGAAAATCTTCTACAATGGCTTTAATATTTAATACAATTGTAGGATTTAAACTTGTCGAGCTTGCTTGAGCTAAAGCTTGTGTTTTATCACTATCTATAACCCCAACTTTTTTATTATTTAATTCCTCAATTATGCCAGTAAATGCATCAAATGTTTTTTTAGCTTCAAGTAAAAGCTTTTTAGTAATGGAAGCTTCACCTTTTACATCAACCCCGCGCCGTTCAAGTTCGGCAGTCATACTATCAATGTTCTTTTGCCATATAGCTTTAGGATTTGTAGCCTTATCTATCTGTCCTTGTAATGTAGCGATACTCTTTTTAAGTCTTTTTATTGGCCATACTTTTTCATTAGAAAAAGCAGTACCTGGTTTAGGCTTGCTCTCTTTCTCTTTCTTCTTCTTTTTCTCTGGTGTACGCGCATTAAATGCTAAGACTGCATATGCAAGTACTGCTTCTTCCTGTGCTTTCTCACTAATATTTTTAAGTTGTTTTATTTCTTCTCTTTTTTCAATTATGTACTTCTGCAGTTCTTTATTAGATTTAGTTTTAAATAATGCATCAAGACTATCTTGAGTCTTCTTGTTAAGAATAAGAGCTTTTTTTAATTTAAATCTAACTTTGGCAGCTTTTGCTTGTTTTTCTTTTAATGCTTTACGCCTCGCATCCAGCTCCGCTGCTGCTCGGCTAAAAGAGGTCTCTCTAAATCCCTCAACAACAGTTAGAAATTCGTTACCATATTCTACTTCAAGCCCAACTTTTTTAATTAATCCTTCTGATGTGTACCCAAATCCTTTTTTCTTTTCTTTAAAAATAGCAGTGACATACTCATTCTTTTTACGTGCAGCTCTAAAGGCTTTAACAGACATAACTTCTTCTGTGTACTTCATTACTCGTCCTTCGCCAGCTGTTCCTCTTACAACACGAATACCTTTCTTTAACGTAGGTTTATTATAAGCAGCAGTAAATGCTTCCTGTTTTCTTTTGAGATTACCTACATGGGTACTCATTCTTTGTATTATGTTAATAACTGCGTCTTCTGCTATTACTTTGTCTTTAATTTCAGCTACCGTCTTTACTATTTCATCATAGTATGTATGTATTCCTTTCCATCTAGTCCCAGGACCATCTACTACCTGAGAGTGAACTTCTCCCATTGTTTTTTGATTCTCTATCTTCTTAAGTTCAGCTTGTTTGACTTTTCTTTTAAGCTCAGCATTAATAAGTTTTATATCTTCAGTTTTCTTATTCTTTTTAGCAATTCTAAGTTGTTTTTTTAACTGTTCCTCTGTTGCATTAACTACCCCTTTAATACTAGTTAAAGGACCCTCTTTAAATCTAGGATCTACCTCAGCAAGCTCATCTTTAATTTTACTTAATATTTGATCTTGGGAATCTGTTAATTCTTTATACTTATGAATCTCAGCTATTTTATTAAGAGCTTCATCTAATTCTGCAGGATCAGTGGCAGGATCTGTAAGTTTCTCAACATCTATAGATTTTACTAACTTATTGAATTCTGCATCTTCTAGTGGAGTGTATGTTCTATCGTCTACCGGTTCTTGAGGGTCCTCAAATCTAGGATCTACGTCCCCGACAAATGTTCGTTTTATTTTAGTAGCAAATGAATCTAATCCTTCAGTTAACCCTTGTTTTTCCTCTTCTAATTTTCTTATTGCTTCAGCATCAATGAATCCTTCTTTAGCTCTAACTGCTTCTATTTCTTTATCAATCTCAGCTATACGTGCTTCTTTACCCTCTTTAGTTTTTAAGAGTTTCTTTTTAGCTTTAGACTCTTGTCTTTCTTTTTGTTCAGCTAATATAGCAGCTTTTCGTTTTTCAAATACTTCTTTAGGTAAAACCTTTTCTAAAGCAGCAGTAAGTTCATCCCGTCTTTTGGTATCTCCTGCTATGTATTCTTCAAGTATGGCCTCTGCCTCAGAATCGTCTTTTCCTGCTTTAGAAAGATTCTGTCTAATTTGTTCTAATTTTATCTTTCGTTGTTCTGGATCTTTAATATTTTCAAGACCTTCGTTTAATGTGTCTATTTCATCTTGAATTGGTTGACCTTGACCAGTGTCTTTAACTTTAATTGGCTTTTCAGAAGCTATTGCTTTATCTAAATAAGCTAACTCCTCCTGTATCCTTCGTTCCTCTCTGGAGGGCGTAAAAGGTAATTTAGCGGTGTTATAAAGAGCTTTACCAGCAACCATGCCTCCCAGACCGCCGACAGTACCTACAGCCTCAGCTAGTGCATCAAATCCTATTTGAGCTGGGTCTGTTATTTTACCTGCTGCAGCTAATTGATCAAAAGTTGCAGTTAAACCTCCTGATACTCCTTCACCACCAAGAGCTAATGCAGTATTACCCAGTCCTTTACCTACTTTACTTGTAAAGCTAGTTTTACTAATAGCTTTTTTAACAGCGTCTGAAGATGTATCAGTTATTTGTTTTAATATACCAGTAGCTCTACCAAATTTAGCAAATGGTATAGCCCTAACAGCAGCCATATCACCAAATTTTTCAGCTACAGTAGAAGCACCTGCAAAAAATTCAATACGCATGCGTTCATTAGTATCCGGATCCCGATCATGCTCTTTCATAAAAGTAGTCGTAATTTCTCTAGCTTTAGATACTGCTAAAGTATACAAAACACCAGCTTGGGTTATAGGGCCCCCAGCTGTAAAAGCAATCATATATGGAATACTTTCAAAACCTTGTTGAACTAAATGTTGCCAATCTTGGGTTAATGTCCTCCATAAAGCCGCAGGAATTCCTTCTTCTTTAGCAACTCGTTTATATGCCAAAGATACAGCTATATCATCTGCGTGTTTGGTGGGGATATGAGATTGTATATCCTTTGATATTTCTTCAATTTTATCGTATGTTTTTGAAGATCTATGGACTTTGGATTCTAATCCAGCAATAGTATTAAATTTTTCAGATGTATTTACATATTCTGTGTCAGCAGCAGAAAGTGGAGCGTCCTCTCTCATTGCTTTCTTTACTTTTTGGTATTTGGCTAGCTCTTCTTTAGAAATAAGATTAGGAGGAGGTTCTTTATCTAAACGCATCGACTCAGATATAGTCGCCTTAGACCGTTCATGAGCAAAAGATTGATTATACCTATCAACTTCTTCGGTAAGAGTTTGGGCAGGAGTTCCTATCTGAGTAATGTCTGAACCTATTTCAGCTGCTCCACCAATTATCTTTCCTGTAACATCAACCCCAACAGCGCCTAATCCAGTCAAAGGGGTTGCTTTCATCCCAAGCCGTTCTTGCTTTTCTAGATCTTTAAGTCGCCCTTCTTCAATACGTAATAGATCCGGAAGCTCTTTCTTACTTATATTACGTAAAATTTCCCCTGTAGCACTAATTAGATTGAATGTACCGTCAGCAAGAAACTGGATATTATTCTCTGTTTTAATAACCCTTTTTGGGTCAGGAAGACTTTCAAGAAACTCTTTACGTGCCTTAATTGCAATATCGGAGAATCTCTGTCTTTGAAGGTGCTGAGATAGGGGACTAGGTACAGATTCTTGTAATAAAGAGGATTTTGCTTCAGCTATGGTTATAGCTGCATCTTGTTTAGCGCTAGCAAGGTTAGGACTAAAGCTAGCCTTGGCAGCTGCAACGTCATCAGCGATACTGCCCATTTTATTTACCTAGTTTCTTGTTTGCTTTCTCAGCTTTTGCTATTTCATCTTTAAGCATCTTAATGTTATCTGCACTGCTTTTTGGAGCCAGAGTAACTATACCACCTAAATCTTTAATTATGGATTTATAATCAGAATCTGTATAACTCTTATCTTTCTTGCGAGAGACCCCATATTTTAATAGTTCAGCTGTCGCTTCTTTAATTATCTTTTTATTGT